ATAATAAGCATTTGCGTTCTTCCGTATGGAACTATGAAGGTGAGCTTATCAGCGCAGGATTTCCTAAATTCACTAATTTTGGTGAAAATCCCGAACATTTTCCTGTTCCACAGTCATTGAAGAATTGCACTGTTGTTGAAAAATTGGATGGTTCATTGCTTATTGTCAGCAAGTATAAGGGTCAACTTATTCTACGTACCCGTGGAACTGTTGACGCATTTACGATGGACAATGGACATGAACTCGAAATTTTCAAGACCATATTTTCTAAATATGAAAAGTTATGGAATAGTCACGATGATACTTGGGATTTTAGTCTATTATTTGAATGGGTGTCGCCAATAAATAAAATCGTACTTTCATACGGTGATTCTCCAGATTGGTATTTGGTCGGGATTGTTAATCACGATAATTATAGACTTGAGTCGCAAGATTTTTTGGATGAATTCGCCAAAGTAATCAATGTAAAGCGTCCGGCAACCTATACTTTTTCTGATGTCAATGATCTATTAGAGAATGTTGAACAGTGGAAAGGTAAGGAAGGTGTAGTTATTTACAGCCAAGACGGTCAAATGCTTCATAAAGTGAAGGGTGCATGGTATTTGGCACTTCATCATATGAAATCTGAACTTTCTTCAACAGAGAAAGTTATGGACGTATGGTTAGAACAAAAAATGCCGGATTATAATAGCTTCTATAATTATATATCCACCACTTTTGATTTTGAGTTGGCAGAGCAAATTCGTGGAACAATTAGCAATCTTTGTGATGGACGCAAGGAAGTCGATAAGATTATTGATCATATGCGCGGCTTCATAAATAGCAAAGTTCGTCACCTTACCTCACGTAAGGAACAGGCATTGACTATTTTGAATTCGTATGGCGAAACCAATCGAAGCGGTTATCTATTCAAGATTTTGGATAACAAACCTCTTGAAAAAGATGATTATAAGAAACTGATGTTTCAAGTTTTAAAGAAGTAAATATAAACTCACCAAATATAATAATTTGGTGAGTTTTTTTATTTGTTATATATTTTTGTTATGATAACTAAACACACGCTAATCAAAGGCACTCCTGAAGAAATTCAACAATATATTGTTTCTCAAATAGAATATAAGCACAATGATAGTTTTGATATAAAGGATCAACTTAATAAAATTGGACTAGAAAAACAAGGTATGATTTTTTATCTTGAAAAAGTATCTGATATAATTAAACTCGTTTCTATATATGTTCACACTGTTGATGCGGTTGCGAGAGAGAAGGCACAACAAAAAATGATTGAATCATATAATAAATTATCATAATGGTAATGCCCATTATTTTTTATACAAAACAAGTTGACTTCTGATGCACATAGAGTAAGATACGAACTCGATCCAAAATAATTGTATAAAAATTCATGAAAGTTGAAGAAAATAATAGATTTGTAACCACTGTCGGTAATTTTGAGACAGTTGAATTTGCAGTTCAACGTCACAATATGCGTCATCTAATGAGCATTTTGCGTGATCAGCTTTATAGTGATAAAAAGCTGGCACCAATTCGTGAATATAGTTGTAATGCATATGACGCAAACGTTGAAAATGGTAAAAAGGATGTACCGATTAAAGTAACATTGCCAACCACTCTGTTTCCAGAATGGAAGGTACGTGACTATGGCAAGGGTGTTTCCTACGAAGATATGAAGAATATCTTTTGTAGTTATGGTGAAAGTACCAAACGCAACAGCAACGAATTCATCGGCCAATTGGGAATTGGTAGCAAGAGTGGATTTGCGTATGGTGATAATTTTCTTGTTACATCTTATATGGACGGCAAGAAGATCACTTATAATTGTGTATTGGACAAGAGCGGCGTAGGCGCATTGCTTCATTTGACCACTGAAGATTCAAATGAGCCTTCTGGACTGGAAATTACTATTCCTGTAAAGAATCAAGATTTGGTTGATTTTAAGCTCAAGTCTTTGAATTTCTTCAAATATTGGAACGTATATCCTGACGTTGTTGGTATTTCTTCTGAAGAAATCAAGCAATACAAGCATATTGACGAACCAATGCTCAATGGTGCTGGTTGGGAATTGTATACTGCCACCAATAATAATCCTGCCGCCGCGTTTGTTGTCATGGGAAATATCAGTTATCCTATGACTTGGGACTTGGTATATGATTATAATTCACGATACAACGATGCCAAATTTGTTCCATTCTATAACTTCCTAAAATCCAGTCGAGTTGTATTGCGAATGGATATTGGTTCGATTGAAATGGCACCTAGCCGCGAAGCGTTGCAATATACTGAAAAGACAATTGCATCTATTCGTGCCAAGGTTGATCTTATTATCAAATCGATGCGTGATAGCATTCAGCAAAAGATTGCCACTGCCAATAATCTTTGGGAGGCAAAGTATATCTACGGAAAGATTTTTGGTCATATTTATGATGAATCCGGTGCTTCATATACCAATCAAGCATATCGTCAACTTGAAAATTCCTTTAACAAGTCACTGACTTGGAACAATATTATTATTTCCAGCAATAAATTCGAAAGTTTGCATGTATATGACGCTGATCTAGGAAAAGTTACGAACCATCGTGTTGTAAATCCAGTATTTAGTTATTTTCAAATTTCTCAAAAAGGAATTATGAAACATTCGCAAAATGCATACACTGCGAATAATTTGCAATGCAATCCAAAATATAAGATTGTAATCAATGATATTGTAAATAAAAAGACAATCAATAAAAGTGCAATTCGATATTATTTGGACAACAATAAAGATGTAAAGATTCTGTACTATCTGAATTTCAATACAGAGATTGCCAAGAGTACATGGTTTAAGGATCTACAATTTGAAACTGTGCCGCTCACACTAATGAGCGACCTCGTAAATGAATATGTAAAGAACAAACCAAAGGTTGTACGATCAAAGGTTCCAAAGGAATTGACCAAGATTGGATATGTAAATATTCCTACGTTTTATCGATCCGGTAATTTTACGCAATATGAAACTATTGATTTGAATGCCGTAAATGGAGTATATGTATATTCTGAAGATCGTGTTGTAGACATCAATGGCAGAAAGATCAATCTAGTTTATTTCCTTGAAGATTTGAAGAATCTTAACAATATCTTTAATATGGGACTTGATAAGGTATATTTGATGGGTCCACGAATTAAGGATGGAAAGAAGTTCAATAGTCAAAATTGGACAAATATCGAAACGATTATCAATAAATCTGCAAATGCAAATAATTCAATTGCAAATTATATTGAGCATACGGCCTATAATAACAGTATTAACTCTACTCGCGGTAATTCAAATACAAAATATTTGATTCTTAGCAAGAGTATGATGCAAAGTATTGCTCCAAATATTAAAAATCCAAATGGAACATTTAATAAGATTTTTGCATCTTATCCTGATATTGACTTTAAGCAAGATGGTCGTGGCATTCGATCTATGCAAAACATAGGTTTGTTTGATCAAAATCAATATAATACACAGTCCAAAAACACGCAAACCAAATACACAAATATGTGGACTGATTTGTATAATAGCTATCGCATGCTTAAATATATCGATATTGATTTTTCAGAACCAGAAGGCAAATTGAAAAATCCGATGGCAAGTGAGATTGCCGATTACATCAATATGGTAGATAGCATATAAAAAACAGGGGAGGGGTGCCCTCCCCAAAAAAATACTTGACTTTTTTACCACAATCTATATATTAGCTGTGTAGTAAATAATAAATAAATATGATCGCATATACATTGACAAATAATAGTATTACGGTGGTCCTTAATAATAAGGTATACACCGTTTCCAGCGGACAACCTCAATGGGAATCTGTATTGGACGCAATTCGTAACAATGATGAAAAGAAGCTGCATGATGTATTGAGTGTAGCCAACACAATTGTTAGTTTCACCGAAGGAAATGTAACTGTAAAGGATAATCAGGTCTTTTATCGAAACGTTCCTTTGGATAATTATGTAGTGGAAAAGGTATTGGATTTCGCCAAGAATAAGTTGCCATTGCAGCCTATTCTACGTTTCATCAATAATTTGATGAAGAATCCAAGTCGTCGTGCCGTTCAAGAACTTTATAAGTTCTTGGAACACAAGAACATGCCCATTACTCCAGATGGTAATTTCTTGGCATATAAGGGTGTTCAGTCTGACTATTATAGCAAGACTGCCGGAAGTATTATCGTAATCAAGGGAACCGTTAAAGACGGCAAGATTTACAACGGTATTGGTGAAGTAATCGAAGTTGAACGTAATGGTGTTTGCGATGACAAGAATCTCGGCTGTAGCTCTGGTTTGCATGCTGGTAGCGTAGCGTATGCAACCGAATTTGGTCGTGGAGGTCGAGTTGTTATTGTGGAAATCAATCCTGCTGATGTTGTTAGCGTTCCAGATGATTGTAATTGCCAAAAGCTACGTGCTTGTACCTATAAGGTTGTGGGTGAATATGAAGTTCCACTAGATCACAACTATAATAATAGTTATTCCAATGAAGATTGGAATGATGATGACGACACCTTTGAAGAAGATTGTGGTGATGATGGCGACGAATCATTTGATGAATTTGATGAATCTGATGAATGCGGTTGCACGATTTGTCAGCAAGCAAAATCGGATAATGATGAAGAGCTAAGTGAATTAGTTGGCGGTATTCCAACTCCTGCGCCTGAAAAGGAAACAAAGCCTGATTTGGAAGCTGAAATCAAGCGATTGATTGAAAGTGCCAATGCAGACATTAAGAGCAAGTTGAACGAAACTGCCGAACGTCTACGTGCATTTTCTGAACAAATCAGTACGCCGCAAACCAAGCCAGTACCAACTGCTGAACAGTTGCAAAAGACTGCCAAGACCGCACTTGAACAACTTCGTGATGCA